TATGACAATGCTAAGAGATGGCGATATTATCTACAGTAAAGACTTCGAGCCAATGCTTAGAAGAATTACACGCTTGAAGTTGCTCTTTCAAGATGTAACATTTTTACTGGTAGCTCATGCAAACAAATCAGCTTATGCCAACTCAATGGACGATAAAGCCTATATGGTAAAGCCTAGTGACGCCTTAGGTGGTTCTACTCTTACAGCTTGGGCAGAGTTTATGTTGATGTTAAGCCCTAAACGTGGAAAGCATAACGACTTCTCTAAGCTATCAGTAAAAGCGCGTGGTTACCAGTTTGATGATGATTTAAACTTTTCTTATGTTGATTCAGTATTTACTTGCGTTAATAAATCAAAAAAAGAGCCAGATAGTGAACTAATTGAAAAAGTAAAGGCTGAAACTCCATTAGAAACGACGAAAGAATCAGCACAGGCTTTCTTAAACTTAGCTAAAGAGCAAGGAAAAGTAACAGAAAATGAGTGATAAAAAATACGTTGTTTATTACCATGAAAAAGTAAATGAATACTTCTATGACTATTATTCAAGGTTTAATATGAATGAACAATATTCAAAACCTGTTTTATATAGTGATGACTTTCAATTAATAGAGAGAGCAAAAAATGAACTCAATGAACGACTACAAGAACAAAGCTATTAATTTACACGCCGAAGTTTACGGCTGGTTATATCGTGCATTAGATGAAATGGTGAAAGCTGAATGGCATAATGACGAGCTTTCCAAAGTATGGCTTAATCGTGCTGAATTTCTAGTAAGACAGTCAAAGAAATTGCATACAGCTTGCGAAAATGACTATTCTAAACGTGCATTGATTAGGGCTTTGCAATTAAAAGCAGAAATAAATGAAAAAATAATATCTAATGCTTGATAATAAAAAATAATTTTGATATAATAGTATATATAAAAATAAAGGAGAACTAATGATAACATCTTTTGAACAACTAGCTGAAAGGCGATTGATAACTTTAAATTATCACAAAAAAAATAGTCAACAGTATATCAATAGCTTAAATTACTTTGAATATGCTCGAATGTACTTCGAGAAAAATGGCTTTCCAGAAGATAACAGGCGAGTTTATCAAAGTGGCGAACGAAAAGGCCGAAAGGTTGGCTGGTCTGACAAAGAGGAAAAACAGCAGAAAGAAGACATCAGGAATTTCATATATGAAAAGCAACTTCAAAAGTTCAAGAGCAAGAGAAAAAGCAAGTAAACATTATGCCAGAAGCGTCAGGAAGTTGTCTAAAGAGCTTGAAGAGATGAACGAGACAAAGTATAGGGCAGAGCCTAACGAGTGCCTGTATGGCTTAATAAACGACTTGTGGAACTACTGGGACGACGGATATATTTTACCAATGCTTAAGTATAATATTGAAATTACAAGGCAAGGGGATGTATTTATCGTAGAAAGAGGAGAAAATGAGCGTATTTGAAAAATTAAGCGTCATTAACGTCAATGACAAAAAGAGTAAAAAGAACAATCTAGATTATTTATCTTGGGCATTTGCTTGGTCTGAGGTAAAAAAAGTATATCCTGAAGCTAATAGTAAAGTTTATGAAAATGAACAAGGGTTAAACTACCACACAGACGGTCGCACAGCATGGGTTAAAGTTGGAATGACTATTGAAGGCTTAGAGCATATTGAGTATTTGCCTGTAATGGACTATCGAAACCAATCTATCCCACTTGAAAAACTGACTTCTATGGACGTAAATAAAGCCATTCAACGTGGACTGGTTAAGGCAATCGCTCGTCATGGTTTAGGGCTATACATCTATGCAAATGAAGATTTGCCCGACTTGACAGAGGAACAAAAACTGTTGGAAGCAGAAAAGCAACGACTTAGAGAGATTCAGCCAGCACTAAATCGAGCTGAAGAACTGGGTTATCCTAATATGGAACTACTTAAAACAAAGACAAAAAAAGAAATCTTTGATATTATGACAATTTGGAAAGCGACAGAGGGAAAATAAAAAATGGCAATCATCACAGTAACAGCACAAGCAAACGAAAAAAATACACGAACAGTAAACACAGCAAAAGGCGATAAGAAAATTATTTCAGTTCCTTTGTTTGAAAAAGAAAAAGGGTCAAGCGTAAAAGTTGCTTACGGTTCAGCTTTCTTGCCTGACTTCATTCAATTAGGCGACATCGTAACCGTAAGCGGTCGTGTACAAGCTAAGGAATCAGGCGAATACGTAAATTACAACTTTGTTTTCCCCACAGTTGAAAAAGTATTTATCTCTAATGATAATAATAGTCAAGCACAAGCTAAGCAAGACTTATTTGGAAAATCTGAACCAATTGAAGTTGATGAATCAGAACTTCCTTTCTAGAAAGTTGGTTTTATGTATACATCAGAAGAGAGAGAGCAAATTATCGACATCGTGGATAAGATGAGCTTACTAAGACAAGACTTTGACGGAGCTTTCACTTGGATTAAGGAAAATGTATCAATGCCATTTGACTTTGACGGAGAACAGCAATTTATATCAGACTTGAAACAGTTAGTTAAAATTAACGCTTTGAAGTTTGGTAAAATATATGAAGGAGTATTAAATTGACAACACTACGAGAACTGCACAAAAAACTTAAAATTAAACAAACGCTTGATAACTACGTACGCAATACAAATAAAAAATATAAATATAACTTTGTTCCTGATGAAATTCTTGGCGAGGGAATGGCTAAACTAATCGAGCTTAACACTCAAGGCAAACTTGGACGACATGCGCAGCAGATTGCTTATATCAACCATAACTTGAGCTTACAACGACAAAAGGAGCAACTGGAACAAGCTAACAAACGACTTGCTGAACGTGCTGAAAAGGCCCAAAAATTGCTTGATACGGAACTTCTAAAAGATAGTTACATCGAAACACTCGAAATGTTTAGTAAATACAATTCAGCAAAACAATATACTATGTGGGACGACCTAGAAACTCCAACTAAAGTGATTGAGTTCATGGAAAAAAACGGAGTAAAACAAGCTAAATGGCTACGTCCTGAAGGAGTTGACGCTTGGTTCAAAGAACGCATTATTTGGTTCAAAAATAAATTGAAAGAAAAATAATTAACAATAAAAACTTTAGGCTTGACAGCTTAGAGTTTTTTTGATATACTTAGTACATAGAGTTAAGAAAGAGAGAAACAACAATGGAAAACAAATTAATTAAAATCAACTCAATGGAAACTTTAGAAAATGGTTTTATCTCAGTTAATGCAGATTTTGAACTAGGACACTTAGAATTTTGGACTAATCAATGTGAAATTGACAGACTAATCGCCGGTGGTAACATGGGACAGACTAATCGCCGGTGGTAACATGGATAGACTTACAGAGGACAGATACGAATGAATATTGAATTAATAGTTGGCAAAGTTATTATAATAGCACTAGTCGGAATTGGACTATATGCTTTTTTTGCATTAGTTGACCTGATTAAAACGAAAGGGAGCAAATAATGAGTAAATACTTTAATGATAAAAAATATTGCCATTGCTTCGATATTCCAACGAGTGACGGTTTAGGAGTTTGCAAAGGTTGCAGAGGATATACAAACATCTGTTATAGTTGCGGTCGCTGTTTGCGTTGCTGGTTTACATCACAGGTTGAACTATTTACCGAATATGATGAACCTAAGTTGCTGGAACTTATAGAAAAATGGAATAAATTATATCAAATTAGAAAGACAAGGAATTTTAATGCTTAGTTTAGACGAGAAGAAAATTAGAAAAGGTAAACCAATCGGACTACCGTATCAAGGAAGCAAGAAGAAGATAAGCAAGAAGATTGTTGAAATCATAAAACAGAACTTTGGCACAGATAAGCCGATATACGACATCTTCGGAGGAGGTGGAGCAATTACAGCCGAATGTGTTTTAAATGGCTTAGACGTCCATTACAACGACTTAGACAAGGATATAACCAACGCATTTGAACGAGTTATTTCGCAAGACCGTGAATGGATTAAAACCCTTATTGTTTCACGTGAGGAGTTCTTCGAAATTAAGGAGAAAGAAAACAAGACAACGGACGACTTTTTGAAGTTGCTAGTCAATTCTTTTGGGAATAGCACGAAAACCTTTATGTATTCTAAAGAAATTTCAGACTTAAAATATAATCTAGCTAAAGAAATTATTAAAAATCATGATGTTTTTAGCGGTTATAAACAGACAGAGACATATAAGAAAGTTACTTCTGGGTCAGAATGGGATTGGTTTAATGAAAAAAAGATTCAATCACTTGAACAACTTGGGCAACTTGGACAACTTGAACAATTACAGAAACTTCAACAACTTGGCGAAGTAAAAGCAACGAATAAAAGTTATCACGATTTTGGCGAAGTTTCTGGAGCTATTCTGTATCTTGACCCACCTTATGAGGGGACATCACACGATGGATACGAGAGAAAAAAACAAAAGAGAATAGTTGAACCTGAAGTTTATAAAGAAATGCGTGATAAGCTATTAAAACTAGAGAAAGGAACAAAGATAGAGCATGACGGTTTCATTTTTTCTCTTGGAGTTGATGACAATAACAAGAATAGAATGTATTACAAGGACGTTAGTTCTATTTTCGATAGTCAAGAGTTTTACGATTGGGCGTTTGAAATGTCCAAAAGTAATATCGTGATAATTTCAAGTTATTCAATTTCTGACGAACGCTTTGAAGCTGTATATTCTTTTGATAAAGCACGTAGCACTTTCCAAGGTGGAACAACAAATGATAAATGCGAGAAATTATTTATGGTTAAAAATGGTTAATTATTGACAAAGTAAAAGCAATTTGATATGATGTAATTACGAAAGAGGTGCAGAATGACAACCGAAGAAATATTGCAAAACTATCAAGTGAAATTGTTAAAGATTATATTTAAAGAGATTGATAGCCTGATGAAGAAAAAAGAAAAGGCTGATATAAACGCACAAAAACTTGCTGAAAATGGGAATACAGTTAGAATGTCAGCACATTGGAAGTCATTAGGGAATGCAGAATTTTACATTAAAGAGATGTATGAAAAGTTTGACGCTTTATCTGAAATTGATAGACTATTCCATTGGTCTAGTCGTTTGCATCAAGAGCAATTGCAATTTGTCAGTAAATACCCTAAAGTAATGGAAAAATACAGACAATCAAACTAAGGAGAACAAAATGAAAGATACAGTAAAAACTTTAATGATAGTTGCAGGTGTCGGCTTTACACTTATCGCTATCACTTGGATAGGTATGCTTGCGGCGTTGCTTATTGCATGGCTTGGAGGTAACATCTAATGAATTTTAAAAAAAATAAGTATTATGCCAACGAATACGGTGTAGAACTTAACGAATACTTGAAACATAATTTTAACTACGAAGAACTTGTGGGCTGGTATACAATGCAGGTATTGAAGTATCTAGTAAGAGCTGGCAAGAAAGAGGGCGAAAGCTACGACAAAGACTATAAAAAAGCTTTAGACTATGCCAAAGAACTAGCTAACTTAAGGAACGAGAATGAGCTTACAGAGTACACTACTGACGATATTATGGGCTTTATACAAGAACTGGCTGAAGATTTTAAACAATGGGAAGGAATAAAATAATTAAAAATGGTTTGTACTTGACAGTATGAACTTTTTTTGATATTATTATTTTATAGAAAGGAGGTTAAACAGTGGCAACGCAAAAAGCTATAAAGGTAGTAGCATATAACCCTATGACGGAAGAAGAACTACACTTTAGTTGTAAGGCTCAATGTGCTAAGTATTTCGGGCTTAAAACTAATACAGTCATCAGGTGGCTTGACAACGGTATGCCTGTAATTGAACTGCTGACAGACCTAGAAAGAAACCAAGTAGAAATTAAAAAGCAAAGTAAGCTAAACGGCTTTGAATTATTTACGATTAAGGAATGGAGTGTTTTTGATAATTAATTACGAAGACATGAAAATAGAAAGTTTCGGTGAAAAAACAAATGAAATTATTTAACAGAAAACCTAAGGACAAAATTAAAGTAGCAACAGCATTTACATTAAAAGGATTAACAAAACAAGTAATTCGATTAGAACAAAAAGGGTTTATTAAACAAGGAGAAATCCAAAGAGATACGCTTGAAGGAACTACTATGGCTTATAAGCAAGCAATGATTAAGAAAGCTAGTGAATAATATGTGTAAAAAACGTAAATACACAAAAATGGGCGCTTTATATTCAATAGTGAGTGCCCAGCATGCTAAAAAGAGCAAGAAAAACAAAAATGATAAGATACCAGTTAGAGCTTATTACTGTAAGTGGTGCAATTTATATCACTTATCAAGCCAGCAAAGATTAAATATAAAGACAGGAGTGATTGGATAATGAAAGACGAATTCACATACTACACAGTATCTTGGATATTGGAAAAAGAAATCAAAACACGTAAGTTTTATGACAAAAAAGAGGCTTTAAAATGGAATGAATTGCTTCCAGAAGAGCAAAGATATGAAGTTAAAAAGCATACAGAAATAATTGAGGTTATAGCATAATGACAAACAAAGAATTATATGAAAGAGTTACTAGCGTACTGAAAGAACGAGGAATCGGAATCAACCAACTTGAGTTAAAAATTAAAGATGAGACAGGTACATGGCCTAAGTTACATACAACTAAATCACGCTTGAGTTTACCGCATACCGTAGCATTCCCTTATCTTACTATGTTTTTAAATGATGATGAAATGCACGAGATTACACTTAAAAAAATTGATAGCGTAGGAGATAACGGAGAAGCGTTTGACTTACTAGATGAGATATTGTCTAGTTTAGAACCAAGCAAAGAATATCTATATAAGCAACGTTTGAAGCGTAGAATGCAAAGGGAGGCAATGAAATGATATTACACGAATACACACGGGAAATTAATAGCTCAAA